CGTGTCGCTCACCGCGTCCACCTGTGGCAAGAGCGCCTTGACGTAAGGCTCGGCACGTTCAAGGTACGATTTGAGCGGCATAACCGTTGTGCGCGGTTCTGCCGGGATCGGCGTAATGCTGGCGTCGAGGCCCAGAGGCCAGCGCGTGATGTGCTGCGCTTTGCCCATCGGCTCGCGCTCCACGAGGTGCGGGGCCGTGCCACTGGACAAGCCCATCTTGCCAGCTTCGACCATGCCGTAAATTGCCCGGTCGTAGTCGTCGCGCAGCTTCAGTTGTGCCTCCATCCACACGCCAGCATCGTCTAGCCGTAGGTCGGCGCGGCCCAGCTTGCGCCGCTTCAGCGTTTCATCGAGGCCGTGGTGATACAGCACCGTTGACTTGCCAGTGCCGTCATCAAGGTCAAAGTCTGTCTCAGCGGTGAAGTAGTCGCCGGTCAGGTCGGTCTCGTCTGCCGTGCCAAAGCGCACGAGATAGCCGCCGATGCGCCCGTCTCCAAGCGCCTTCAGTTCGCCGCCGATTGTTACTAGATGTTCGTCCATGTCACACACTCGGTATGCCCGTCTCAGTCAGCGGCTTGTCAGTCGGCACCAGCCTGCACCGACAACGCCAGCCGCCGCATTCAAGCCGGGGGTTGGGCGGATTTTGCGGCATCACGCCGCTGTCTCGCCACTGCTGCCCGGTTGCCACAACGCCGTTAAGCTGTGCGCAAGTCGAACAGTGTTGAACTGTGTCGCCATACATCCATTCATAGCGGTCATACGGTGCACAGTAGGCTTGCGCCTCGTTGACGATGTTCGGGTATCGGTTGGCCCACAGATCGCAGCGCGCCTTGAGTGGGTCAACCGGCTTGCCAGTGTTCTTGGCTTCCTCAATAGCGCTGGCAAAGTCCAGAACGTGATTGAACTCTTGGTTGATGATCTCTTGCAGTCGTCCGCGCTGTTGTAGGCTCATACGCGCAGGGTCTTGCCCTACGTTGCGCATTCCTTCATTCCATGCACGCCGCGCTTGATCTTCAACCAGCGCTATGAACTTGTCCAGGAATGTCGTCACGTCCATTGTGCCAGCGTGAAACTTGCGAGTGTAGTCCCACAAAGCACGCTGGAAATATGCCTGGGTCTTGACGGCTTCAATGTTCGCAGCCAGGTCGGAGGGCAACGCAATGTCGTTTGCCTTCATCCAGTCGGCTACGCTCACAACGGCGTCACTCAGGCTGAGGCTGTCCATGTAGCAATGCCTCGGTCGCGCTGCGCAGCGCGGCCACAAGTTCGGTGGTGTCGGTGGTCTTGATGGGTGCCGGCTCAGGCTGTGCGCCGTCCTCACCCTCGTAGACTGCAATCACGCCGTCCAGCGCATCACGCCAGCCGTTAGCGCTGTGGGCCTTGATGTCGTCAACCACGGCAACCGGGATGGCGTCACTATCGAATGGGGCCAGCTTGCCGCGCTTGGCTGACTTGCGCCGCCATGCTCGCAGGTCGGCCAGCGCTTTTGCGTCGCGTTCGTCGTCTTCGTCATCGTCCTGCGGCTCCTTGCCCTGCTCCATGCCAAACTGCTCTTGCGCCTGCTGCTCGCGTTCCTCACGCATGGCCCGCAGCTTGTCATAGTCCCATGATGGCGGCAACTCCAAGCCCAGCATTTCGGCCACAAGGTCAATCGGCAGTCCAGCCGACACGTAAGACGCAAACGCAGCCGCCCGGCTGTTTTCGTCCTCCTGGAACACATCGAGGCTATCAGGCACGAACTCCAACCGATAGCCCAGCGGTGCAAGCATCTGCTCATTCAACGCTTCGGCGATTAGTTCGCATTCAGGCAGCACAGTTTTCTCGTAAAAGTGCTTTTCGTCCTGTGTCGCTACGCCCTCGCCGCCCAGCCCCTGGGCGCTCTCGCTGAACATGACAGACTGCGGAATGCCTAGCGCCTGCGCAATATCCTGCCGCTTCTCGGCTGTTAGCTCGGCGCTGGACAATTCTTTCAGCCCCTCTCCAATGACGACGGGTGTCACGGCATCGGCGTTGACAAGCTCAGCAGCCCACGCATTGCGCACACCTGTTACCATCTGGCGCCACCACGTCTTGAGCCGGTCACGCTCAGCCGCCACAGGTGCGCCCTGCACGGTCAAGAGCGTCGCCTTGATCGCGCCGCGCTTGAAATACGCTGCGCTGAACGTGTTCAGGTTGTACAGCACGCCAGATGCAGAAATCGCCGCCATGAGGGGACTGCTCTCAGGGGGCCCAAGCTCCACCCACGGATCGGGCTGCCAAAAGTAGGCGAGCTGCTGCGGAGGAACTTGCACCCGCTTGCCGTTGGCCGTGCGATAGAAGCCTTGCAGCCCCCGTGCATCGATGATCGGCTCTATGGTGTCAGGGCGCACGTAGCGCACGCCCTTGACCGTCACCCGGTTGGCTTCGCGCCACCAGTAGGCCATGCCGTAGCACGTAAGCGCCGCCTCGGTCAAGTACAGCAACCGGCGCGGGTTGGGGAGGAAGCCTAGCACGTTCTGATAATCGTCGCTGGTGTCTCGTTCGGTCTCCCCCTGCATGATGCGAAACGGCATACTGCTGACCGCGTGCGCTCGCAGCCCCACCCCCCGGTAGAGCCATGCCACGGAGCGGAACAGCGTAGCGGGGTCGGTGTCCTCTTTCGCATTGCCGGCTGGCTCATACCAGAAATCGTCAAGCGGCCCGCCCCCTGCCGTCTTGAGGCTGCGCGTCGCCTGATCATATTTGACTGTCAGCACTGGACGCTGTAGGAGTGAGATGTAGTCCATAAACGCAAAACCCCCATCGGATAACCCGATGGGGCGTGAAATCTGCGGTTGTGGCGCTGCCCGCTATGGAGCGAATACGTTACAGGTCGTCAACCTGCCGGCCACGTGCTTATCATACCACGGAAATACGTTTATTGTCAAGGGGGTAGTTTTTACCACAGCAGCCGCTTGTCGCCGCCATCCTGCGCAACGTGGCCCGCGTCGTGGATCGCGTCGGCGACGATGCGCACCACAGGGACGGCGTGCCACGTTTTGCACTTGACGCAGTAGACTTCAAGCATACCGCCATTGACGCGGGCGAGCAGATGGCCCGTGCCGTTGTTGTTCGTGCTATCGCAGCGAATATCAACCACGTCGTGTTACCACAGCAGCCAGGGGGTGTTGTTTACGCCAGTCCAGCCAATAGCCAACGACATAACACAGTCGTCATGCATACCCTCCGGCGCATTGTAACGCAGCATGCCGGACGGTAGCCGTTCCATCTCGTAGGCTTGCAACTCACCGACAAGCACAGGATCGTTAAGGATGCGAATAGACCCTTGCTCAAACGCCAGCGCCAGTCCGTCGATTGCTGCCGCCTTGGTTGCGTTCGCTGTCTGGAACGGCTGGACTGGCAAGCCGTCACGCTGTAGATGCTCAATCAGCGGATCGCCCATCGAGTTGCTTTCAGCGATGATTGACACCGGCTTGAACCTGGATGCCAACGCCCGCAGCCGGTTAGACTGGACAACATAGTCAATTTGGTTGAACCTGTCCAGGTAGACAAGCACCTTTTCGGTTATGTCCAGCACCGTAATAACCGTCCAGTCGTTGTGCTTGCCCCAATCCACACCGAATACGTAGTCATGGCCGACCTGTGCGCTGCTTTGTTCTTTGGCCGTTGCCGCATCCATGACGTGACGAAACACGCCGCCAGCGTCGTCTATAAATTCTGCCATGAACTCCTGGCGAAATACCCGCTCTGGCAGTGTTGCCTTGGCTGCGTCAATCTCGCTGTCGGCTATGTGCGGGTTGTCATAGGACGTGAAGCGCCAGCTATTCCACTCGGTGCCAGGCTCTTGCCCTCGCTGCCACAGGTACCAAAACCAGTTACGGCCCTTTGGCGTGGAGATGAATAGCGCCTTGCCTTGCCTATCTGCCAGTGCGGGCCGTAGCGCCTCATTCCAAGCCAATTCCGACATAAACGCGCATTCATCCAACACCACGAAGTCAAGCCCTTCACCGCGCAGGCTGTCCGGGTTGTCGGCGCTGCGAACGCTCACCTCCCCGCCGCCCGGTAGAATGACCTGCCTGTCCCCCTTGCGCACTTCAGCGCCCGGTATCTGTCCGGCCAGCCGCCGCAATGGACGCCAGCCGACTTCGCTCATCTTGTAGGACGGCGCAACCCACCAAGCCCGCTGGCCGGCCACAGCAGCGCCCATGCACTCCAT